AATTGATTCAATTCGCAAAAGCAGATTGGACAGCTCAAGCAAATCACGGATTACGTAAAGACTTAGAAGATAAACTATTGCTGTTTCCTAGATTTGATAATTTAAGCATTGGACTATCTATGCTTGATGAAGGTAAAGATATTATAGATTCTGACAATACAAATATTTACGATAATTTGACAGACTGTATTATGGATATTGAAGAATTAAAAAATGAATTAACCACCATCGTTATGACGCAAACCAGTAATGGTCCTAACGCTAGAGATAGATGGGACACTCCAGAAGTCAAAACTCACGGAGGAAAGAAGGGAAGATTGAGAAAAGATAGATATAGTTCTTTAGTTATGGCTAATATGTTAGCTAGACAAATACATAGACAAGAAGCTCCAATATCTTATGATGTTATTGGAGGCAATTTAAGAGATAGCCAAGCCAAAGACAACGGAGAAATGTACAAAGGCCCAGATTGGTTTACTTCTGGTGCAAATGGAGACATTTATACCGGAATTTACAGATAATTAGTGTATAAGATATTAATCCCATTACAATCCTATTACAAAAGCAATACAATGCCAGAAAAACCAGAAGATAAAGATCCTATTAAAAACGCCTCTGTTTCTCCCGATGAGGCTTATGTTTTTTGGAATAGCGACCCGGACACCCAAGGAGACGCTTTGAAGGCTTCAGCAGGAGCTTTAGAAGAATACACGGGAATAAATAAAGCTGTCGCAGGAAGAAGGTACTTTAATGATTTTTCTAATCTAGACGGAAATACCGGAGGCAGGCCAGGTTTAACTAGAACAGATTATGATTATTTCAGACCGGACGAAGCAGTACCGAAGCAAGTAAAACGAATTATCAAAAAGGCTGAGGATGTTTATCAAAAAGTAGGTCTGGTAAAAAATGTTATTGATTTGATGGGAGATTTTGCTGTTCAAGGAATTAAGATAGTTCATAAGAATAAAAGAATCGAAAGATTTTACAGGAACTGGTTTAAGAAAGTAGCTGGCAAAGATAGATCAGAAAGATTTTTAAACAATCTATACAAGACCGGGAATGTTGTTATAAACAAACAAACAGGCAAAATATCTACAAAAGTTAACAACAACCTATATAAAGCTATTGGTGTTGCAGATTTAAAAGTAGATTCGCTTTCTGACATGAAAGTAGAAAGAAAAGAGATTCCTTGGAGATATACTTTCATAGACCCTGTTTGCGTAGAAGTGTCTGCTGGCTCTCTATCTTCTTTTGTTCATGACAGACTTTATGAGTTAAGTTTACCAGCAAGTATTAGAAAGACTATCAATTCTCCTAAAAACGATAACGAAAAAAATATTGTAGCAAATTTACCTCCAGCTATTGTGGAAGCAGCCAAAGGAAGAAAGCCATATCCTTTAGATCCAGATAAAACTATTGTTTATCATTACAAAAAAGATGATTGGCAAACATGGGCATATCCTATGATCTATGCTATCATGGATGATATTACAGTTATAGAGAAATTAAAACTTGCAGATATTGCGGCTTTGGACGGGGCCATATCTAATATTAGAATCTTCAAGCTTGGTAGTCTAGAACATAAAATTGCTCCTACAAAAGCAGCTACAGCAAAACTAGCTCAGATTTTGGGAAATAATGTTGGTGGAGGAACAATGGATTTAGTATGGGGTCCTGATATTGAGTTGGTAGAGAGCAAAACAAATGTTCATAACTTTTTAGGAGAAGGTAAATACACTCCTCACCTTAACAGTATATATGCTGGATTAGGCATTCCTCCTACTCTCACTGGAACTTACGGAGCAGCTGGAACTACGAATAATTTCATATCTCTTAAGACTCTTACTCAAAGACTACAGTATGGTAGAGATTTATTAACAGCGTTCTGGGAACAAGAAATACTAGCAGTACAAAAAGCAATGGGCTTCAGATTCGCTGCTTCTATAGAGTTTGACAGAATGGATTTAAGTAACGAGGATGCAGAGAAAGCCTTATTGATACAATTAGCAGACAGAAACTTAATTAGTGACGAGCTACTACAAAGCAAGTTTGGCTTTGATCCAGATATGGAAAAGAATAGACTTAACAGAGAAAACAAAGACAGAAAAACAAAACGCATGGTAAACAAATCAGGACCTTTCCATGACCCTCAATTTGAAAACGCTTTAAAGAAACTATCCTTACAACTAGGTATTGTCTCCCCTTCCCAAGTTGGTCTTGATTTACCAGAGAAGTTACCTTCCGAAACAACACCATTAGATCTTAAGGCAAAAACGCCATCAACGAAGTTGGCTAACGATTCGAAAGAATCGTTGCCTGGAGTACCTGGAGAAGGAAGACCCAAATTATCAAAAGATTCAAAAAAACGAAAAGAAAAAACCTTCAAACCTCAAACCGGAGCTAAAATTGCAATTTGGGCAGCACAGGCTCAGGACGAAATTTCGGAAATTCTTAATCCTATCATGCTCAGTTTTTACAGCAAGAAAAACTTAAGAAGTTTATCCAAAGCGGAGCACAAAGAGTTAGACAAGTTAAAAACCCAAATACTCTTTTCTGTCAGCCCGGAATCAAACGTAAGTGAAGATTTAGTTAGAACAGCACTTGCACAAATAAATAATAAACAAAATACAGATATGTATAGAAAATTCAACGATTGGCTAAAAGACGTCAGACATCAGGTAGGCAAAGAACTAACGTCAGAATCATTGAAATATATCAAATCTTCTTTTTATTCTTTGGTGTATGAACACGTATATCCACAAAAGGTACGGTAAAATATGAATAATTTAAAAATTTATGACATTGAGATTGCTGATGGCATAGCAGATATTATTAGAAGCAATGCTTCTATTTCTTACGCAGCCCAAGCAAAACCTTGTTCGAAAGACAATATTTTTTCATCTTCTGATAAAGAATATAAAACTTTAGCGTCTTACAAGGACGAGGACTTATATTATGTTCAATCTATACTGGTTACTTCTAATTGGAATAAAAATGACGATATTTTTCAATCACAAGAAATATGGAGAGCTAAAAATACTCCAGAAGATAAACCTACTAATTTAGAGCATGACGAAAGTACAATTATTGGCCATATTATTTCTAACTGGCCGATAACAGAAGATGGCATGTTAATAGACAAAGATACTCCAGAAGATAATCTTCCTAATAAATATCATATATTAACTGGCTCTGTAATTTATAGAGCTTTTTCTGACCCTAAGCTTAAACTAAGGGCTGAACAATTAATTCATGAGATTGAGAATGGAGAAAAGTATGTTAGCATGGAGTGTATGTTTAGCGGTTTTGATTATGGTCTTTTGAACAAAGAGACTAATGCTTATGAGATTCTCCCAAGAAACGAAACTACCGCACATTTAACTAAACACCTTAGATCTTATGGTGGTACAGGAGAGCATGATAACTATAAAATTGGTAGAGTTTTGAGACAGATAGTATTTAGTGGCAAAGGATTTGTGGCCAAGCCAGCTAACCCGGAGAGTGTCATATTGACCATGAAGAAAGAATCCACAGATAGTGACGTAAAAAATATTAACAATTTTTCAGAATTAGGTGTAACTACACTTAAGTCAAGCTTTAACTCGGAGGTTGAACCCATGAACTTAGATAAAGACGTATCAGAAATTAAAGATCAGATTGAAAGCATTGCTAAGTCTTCTGAATCTATCCAAGATAGTTTCACCAAGACCGCTTCAGATCTAGAAAAACAGTATTCTGAATTATCCGAAGCTCTTACTGCAAGCAAATCTGATTCTGAAGCCAAGGCTGATCAGATCTCTAAGCTTGATGAGGAGTTAAAGACTAAATCAGAAGAAGCTGAAACTCAAGCAACTGAACTTAGTACCGCTTTAGAGACTATCGCTTCTCATGAAGAAACGATAAAAGCTCACGAAGAAAAAATTGCATCACTTACAGAATCTCTTACCAATTCTGACTCTATCATCGCCGGATACAAGATGAAAGAAGAAGAAATGGCCAAGAAAGAAAAAATGATGAAAAGAAAAGCTCAATTGTTAGAATCTGGAATTGATAACGATTCCGCTGAAGCTACTCTTGAGAAATTTGAATCCTTAGATGACGAAACTTTTGATGCTATGACTGACGTTTTAGCCACTATGAAACCTAAAAAGGAAGAAAAGATGGTTAAAAAAGAAGAAGAAGATGAAGCAGAAGGTAAAAAGCCGAGAATGGCTTCTACCGAAGCAGAATCTGAAGTTGCATCAGAAGAAGAAGAATCAGAAGAGTCAGAAGAGACCTCTGCTGAGATTCTTGATAGTGTCGAAGTAGAAGAAGAAGTAAATCTTAGTGTTGGTGAAGAAGCTGAAGATTCAGTAGAAAGCACTCGCGCTGCTCTTGTCGATTTTGTTAATTCCAGACTCAGTACACAAAAATAACTTTTAAAGGGAGAAATACAAATGGCTCTTAAACCAGATAGAATTGAATCTCATACAGACATCTCTTTCTTCATGAATGTAGCTGCTGAAAGAGGTGGTGTTGCTGTTGCCGCTACTGGCTCAGCAAATAGTAATACTGGCGCATCTATGGATGACGCTGGTGCAAGCGTTGAATATGCTGTTGATCCTAGTGGTAGAGCACCGATTGGTGTCTTACTTAATGACGTTAAAGATTACGATCTTACTAAACAGCACATTAATTGGTACAAAGATGAAGTACAAAAAGGCGGTAAAGTTACTTTACTTCGCCAAGGTCAAGTTACTACAGACGCCATTGCTTCTGTGACTCCAAAAGCTGGTGAAACAGCTTATGTTGCAGCTAATGGCAATCTGAGTAATGCACAAGCCACTGGTGCTTCTGCAGTTGGTATGTTTTTAAGTGCTAAAGATTCCGACGGCTACGCCAAAGTAGACATCAACATTTCTTGAAACTAATAAAGGGAGAACAAATAATGGCAGATACTTTTAAACCAACACCAGAAATCACAGATCTTCTGGTAAAGTCTGGATCAGCAGACAGAGACGTTGCTTTGGCAGCAAACAAGGAGTTTGCAAAAGCTTTAGAGCTTCCTCTCAGACAAGGTCTTATGAGTGGCAACATTCTAGACAATATTTTTGAATCAGTTCAGCTAGCTCCAGGAGCTACTCCTGAATTTCCTCTTGATTTCCTTGCACCTGGCACCGAAAGAGATTTCGTTGCTTACACTATTCCTAATCATGGATACATTCCAGAGCGTCACGTTGAAAGTGATTACGTCATGGTTCCAACTTATGACGTCGGAGCTTCAATTGACTACCTCTTAAAATATGCCCGTGATGCTAGATGGGACGTAGTTGGTCGTGCTATGGAAGTTCTTGAAGCTTCCTTTGTTAAGAAGATGAATGACGATGGATGGCATACTCTTCTTGCTGCTGCTGTTGACCGTAACATTGTTGTCTTTGACAGTGATGCTGCTGCTAATCAGTTCACCAAGAGACTTGTTAGCCTTATGA